ATTTATAGATATTTATAGATATTTATATATTTTATTCAACTGTTAAAATCCTCCTTTAATAACCTTTATAATGTTTTACAATATATTCGCTAGGAGATATTTGGATTACTTTACAACCAAAAGGGAATCCTTTAGTTGCTTTTGGATTCCAAGCTCTTATATATCCGTTAGCAAAACAAGCTACTTCTAATGGAGTACAATCTGATGAAACTCTTTCAAAATCTCTTACTACTTTTATTTCATATCGGTCTCCATAATTTTTTAGTGTTGATATGTCGAATTTATTGGGATTGAGATTGTCGTAACAATTAGCTCTTTCTATTTCTAATTTCTTTCCATTAATTGTTTCCCAATCTGATTCAAAATAAGTTTCTATTGGATATTTATTCATATTTACTCTTCCTTCCTTGTTAAATAATAAAACTAGAACCAACTATTTCAATCTGATTAATTTCTTGAAACAATAAACAAGCTTCCATTCCATTGTCTATATAAAAACTTCCGTCATAAAATTTAACTTCTCCGTAAAATACACTATCAGGAGTTATTGGAGAAGAAATTAATTTTAAATCTGACATTGAATCAATATCTAATCTGACTAAATCTCGCTCATAAATGTCTTGCCCGTTTATATCTTTTATTCCTGTATATTGTCCCACACTATTTGGATAAACTTGTTCATATCCTTTGTTAGTACATAAAATAGCGATATTTTCTTCTTTAACTCTTATTTCTTTTGCTCCAAATCCAATAATCCAAGCATTTTTTGACTTAGAAAATCCTTTAAATTTATACTCTCTCATTATTTTCCTCCAATACCTTTTTATCTTTATAGATATTTCCAATAACAAGTAAATCTTTTGAAGGTATCCCTTCGTCATTAAGAACATACGTTCCTAATTTATTTCGGGTATATAACTTTAATTGTGGAAAAGAAAAGAGAGTGAATTAAAATTTATCACTCTCTAATACCTCTAGTAATTGTGGAATATCTACTCCAAAACCTTCTGTTAATTTTGTACTTCCTACGAAATCATTCCAACTAAATGCCGTAGTAAATGTATATGTTTTGTTACTTGTATTTGCTCTTGTATATTTAGGTTTTCTAGTTGCACTTGTACCGAATAATACCTTTGCTCTAAGCACCTCGAATGAGTAACCTCTACCAGCTTTCTCGATGTTCTTAATCAAGTTGTTTAAACTCTCTGTATAAGCATTTGTGATTCTACATGTAAAGTAGTTAAATATCTCATACTGCCAGTTATCAACTGTTTTAATAACATCTTGATAGTATTTCATATCCTTTGGAACTGCTTTCTTCCAGTTCTCATAAGCCTTTAAAGCATCTTCTCGATTATCATGTTTATAGATATCCCTAAATTGTTCTTTTAACTCATAGGCTAACTTTAACTGTGGAAAGTCTAAAAACATTAGTTGCATATCCCAAATCTGTCTAGCATTTAAATCCTCTTTATTCCTCAGTAGCAAGAATCTATCTTTTAACAACTTAGACCTTCGTTTCTTGTCTAATGAGCCTTTAAACGACTTTCTCTCACCTTCTAAAGCATTGTTAACTAATTGTATTACATGGAATCTATCAACGATTACCTGAGCTTTTGGCAATTCCTCATATACTGCCTCTTTATAGTATCTCCACATATCTATGGTTACTACTTCTATGTTCTCCTTGTTAGGCAATTTACTTAGAAAAGCCTTTACATCGGACTTCTTACGGCTTGGCTGGATATCCAATACTTTACGTCCAATTATATCGGTGTAAACGGCTCTCATTGACTTATTTAGGTGTGCCTCGTCTATTCCTAATATAACTGGAGTGAGGAATGTCATATCCTTTTCTAACCTTTCTATGTAAGCATTAAATATTCTCTTTACTGTAGTAGGAGAAACACTATATTCTTCTGCTATATTAGCAAATGGCTTTTTAAGAGATTCTTTTTCTATCTGTTCTCTTAAACGAATAGTGATTTTATCTCTATCGTCTATACTTTCGTAATGCTGACTAAATGTAGTATCGCAGTATCTGCATTTATATCTGTGTGTATGTATTTCAATCCCTACACGTTTCCCAAAGCTGTTTAAATCCCTTACAAACCTCTTTGATTTGCCATGCTTATAATATTCAACTCCACCACACTCTGGGCAAGCTACAGGCTCTTTAACTGGTCTTACTATTACCGTCATATCATGGTCATCTTGTATTGTGTCTAAAACTTCAAATTCTGGTAAATTTAATATATTCATGTTATTTTACTTCATCCCAATTAGTTTTTAATAGTATATTATATAATTGTTTTGCTTGAGAGCTTTTCTCTACTGACATCCCATAAGCAGATGGTTTGTTATAATGATATTCGTTTGATTTAATATGTTCTCTGCATTCTCTCAAAGTTAAAAACATTGTATTTGGTACTATAATTTCTTCTATTTTATAATTATTTAAATATATATCATAATCTAATTCATTATTTAAATAATTTACAAGTCCTTCTACTTCAAATAATGTAGTTTTATGCCCATCTTTGTCTAAAAATTCTACATAGTCATTTTCTTTATTGTATGATATTCTAATTTTATCATCATAATCAACTAAAAAATCACATAAATCTTTTAGGTTTTCTCCTATTACGTCCCCTTCAAATATTATTTCTTGACCGTCATAATCATCTTCACTATATATTTTTCTTTCGTCTGTTACTACCCAAAATCTAAGATTACTAGTGCCTTGTGTTAGTATTTCACTTTGTAATTCTTTTAAAAACTCTATACTTTTTTTATCCATAAAAGAATCTTCCGTTACTTAAAACTTATAAAAAACTATAAATTTATTTTCCTATTCATCCTATCCTATTTCAGCGAACCTACTTTAGTAATTGATAGTCCCAGGACTTAAATTCCCCATCAACGAGTGGGTACATATTATAGTTATCTTTAATGTGATAATCCATAATTCATAAGATTTAAACTAGCATTGAAATCTCTATCAATATTTAATCCACATTTACAAGTATATTTTCTATCCGACAATTTTAAATCATGTTTGATATTTCCACATTTACTACACATTTTGCTTGATGGATAATATCTATCTATTTGTATGAATTTAATATCTTTCCATTTACATTTATACTTCATTTGTCTTATAAATTCATATAAACCAAGTTTAGATACTTGTTTAGCTATTGATTTGTTTTTCATCATGTTTGTTACACTTATATCTTCCATTACTACCTTATATGGTTTGGTTTTCACTATATCAGTAGTTGTTTGATGTAAATGATTTAATCTTATATTTTTAAGTCTTTGATGAATATGCTTAATATCTTTTTCTAACTTTTTAATGTTGTTAGTTTTAATGTAACGTCCTCCTTTCTTATTCTTTAAATATTTTTTACTTGCTTTTCTTTGAAGTCTTTTAAGTTTCTTTTCTAGTTTTTTAATGATAATTTCTTTATTGATATTTTTATATACAACTCCACCATTGCATGTTGCTAAATATTTAATTCCCAAGTCAATCCCGATGATATTTTTTGTAAGTTTGTCAACTTTGTTTTCAACTTCTAATCCAAAAGTTAAAACCCAACATCTCCCATTGTAACTGACATGAGGATTTTTAAATGAGCTTTCTTTAGTGAAATCAATATCATAACTAGATTTATATTTCACTTTACCTATTTTTTCTAAGTTAACAGTGTCATTCTCATAGAATTTGATTCTATCATATCTACTGTAAAAACTTATTTTAGATTTCTTTTTACTTTTAAATCTAGGCAATCTTGCTCTTTTCTTAAAAAAATTAGTATATGCTTTATCTAAATCTCTAATTGATTGTTTTAAGGTTGTAGCAGAAACTTCATTAAGCCAAGTCATTTCTTTTTTATATTGTGTTAACATTTTTCCTAAATCAGTACTAGAATATTTTCTTTCTTCTAATTTATATAATTCATTGTTAAGATTTAATGCCCAATTATAGACATATCTTTGACATCCAATATGCTTATAGAATAAAGCTTCTTGCTCTTTTGTTGGATATAATCTAATCTTAAATCCTTTTACCATGTGTTTTCACCTCTTTTCTAATTTTATTATAGCATATTTAAATACTGCTTGCAACTACTTTATTATTATGATATAATATTTTTCGAGGTGATATAAATGAATAAAAAAGATAGATATGGATTAAAAAACAGAACAAGAATATCAAATGCCGTTGATACTGAATTATGGAAAAGATTGCAACAATATTCTAAAGAAACTATGATACCAATATCTAAACTATTAGATAAAGCAATATCTAACTTATTAGAGTCTACTAAATAGTAGGCTTTTTAAGTTATAAAAGTTAATAGTGTTTTATAAAGTTTTATAACTTTTATTTAACTGTTAAAACCCTCCTATTACAAAGGGACTAGAAAATTTCCAGTCCCTATATTGTCCCAATTATCTTATTTATTGTCTTATTTTCTTGATGTTTTATAATACATTGGCATTTTCATACCTTTTGCAAATCCATATTCTATATTAGCTCCTCTGCTAGTTTGCCAAGAATCTAAAAATATTATTTCATCACATGTTTTTAATAATTCTAAACACATATCAAGTCCTTCTTCATAAGGAACTACATCATACAAATATCCGAAACAATGAACTGGAGAAATATAAATAATATCATCTATTCCCATTTCTTTATCATATTCAATTAATTTTTTTATTTGTTTTTCTATAATATCTTTATTTTCTTGTTTTCCTCCATATTTAGCAGAAACATATACTCGTCTTTTTTTATGGCATTTCATAAGTCTCTTACAAATATTTTGCTCTAACATCTCCAAGCTCTCCCTCGATTCCTTCACCTTTAGCATTAAACTTCCATTCTCCATTATGTCTGTATATTTCTCCTAGAATCATAGAAGTTTCAACTGAATAATCTTCTGATAAATCAAATTTAACTAAGTTTTCGTTAGATTCTGAATTTACTAATTGAATGAAAGCATTATTAACTTGTCCAAAATTTTGTCTTCTTGCATTTGCTTGATATATACTTACAACAAATACTATTTTATTTATTGAATCAGGAACTTTAGATAAATCTATGTTTATAGCCTCGTCTACTCCTTCTCCTACTCCTGTAAGGTTATCTCCACTATGTTTTATTGCTCCACTACTGTGTGCAAGATTTCCATAGAATACCATATCTGATTTATCTACTAGTTTATCATTTGTTAAACATAAAGCAACTGCATCTAAATCAAAGTCTGCTCCATTTCCTGCTTTCACATCCCAACCAAGTCCAACTTGAATTTTAGTTAATCCTGGATTTCCTTTTGTTAAGTCAACTTTTTGACCTTTTACTAAATCTTGAAATTCGCTCATTTCGATTCCTCCTTTTTTATTTCTATGAGTTTATTATAATATTTTTGTAATAGTATGTCAACAAAAAAAGTAGGAAAAATCCTACTCTTTTGACATTTTATTATTATGTGCTATTGCTATACTTATTGCATCGTATATATCAGATGTTTTATTCTTTCCTTGCTTATCGCTATATTCACCTATGTCAATGTAGTTTTCTTGAATGTATTTAGCTACAATTTCCTTTGTGGCTCTCCCATTGCCTGTTACAAGCTTTTTAACAGAAGAAGGGAATATTAGGTCGATGTCAATCTGATTCATCTGTAAGGCTCTTATAAGCTCTCCTTTTAATATATTAAGCTGCATAACACTTCTACTACTTTTAACTGGGATACTGTCTTCAAGAGCTGCTATTTTAATTTTATTTTGTATAGCTATTTTTTCAATTTCGTCTGTAATATGTTTTAATCTCTGTAAGTCATTATCAAAGTCTGATTTCTTTGTTTGAATTTTACCATATGAAATTACTTTATTTTTTTCTAATATACACCGCCCTGTACAGGACAGGGATGCATCTAATCCTAATATTTTTATGTCAATCACTCCTACACTCTGCCTTTTTTAAACTCTTTAAAACTTCCCATAACTCTACGTTCTAACTCTTGTAATACAATTAATTCTTTACTTACTATTTTCTTTTCTAAATTTAGTTGTTCTATTGTTTTAGGTTGTAAATAATTTGATTCTTTTTTTATTAAAATATTCACTTCATCAAGTCTTTCATTAATGAGCGATTTAACATATTCTATTTCATTACTTATTCTTTTTTCTAAATCTCTAATATCCATATTATTCTCCTTACTTATATTTTAATTTTAATTCAGTTAAGTCTTCCTCTA